AGGCGAAATTGAAGGAATTGAAGGCGGCTTAAAAGGTATCTACCTGGATAACACTCCAATCCAGGACAGCAATGGAAATGATAATTTCACTGGTTACACCGTTGTTACACGCAATGGCACTCAGGGGCAAACATATATTCCAGGTCTGAATGGCACGCAGCGAGAAAAGCTGGTCAACGCTGAATTCACTAAATCTACTTCCGTAACTCGTCAAATTACTGATAATGACGTTGACCGCTTAAGGATTACTGTTCAGCTTCCTGCATTGCAGGAGTTTCAAAGTGACGGCGACATTGAAGGCAGCTCAGTTCAAATCAAAGTACAGATTCAGTACGACGGTGGCGGTTTTGTCGATGCTTTTACAGACACGATCAGCGGCAAAAGCAGCAACGTTTACAAGCGTGACTACATGGTGGAGCTAACCGGAAATTTTCCGGTTGATGTCCGCTTGGTGCGTCTAAGCGATGATCCAGACACTGCCAGGCTGCAAAACGATACTTACTGGTACAGCTACACCGAAATCATCGACGAGCGCTTGCGCTACCCCAACAGCGCGTTGGCGTTTTTGCGTTTTGATTCTCGTCAATTCAGTGGTATTCCCAGGCGTAAATATCTCGTTCGCGGCATTAAGGTCAAGATCCCGAGCAACGCGACAGTCGATACCACCACCTATCCCGGCAGGATCACCTATTCAGGCGTCTGGGATGGGACGTTTCAGGCGGCAACTTGGACTAACGATCCAGCCTGGTGTTTATACGACCTGCTGATCAATACCCGCTATGGAGCGTCGATCCCTGAGTCGTCACTGGATAAGTACGACTTCTATTCGATCAGCCAGTATTGCAACGCTCTAGTCAACGACGGCAAGGGCGGTCAGGAACCACGCTTTAGCTGCAACCTGCTGCTAAATAGCCGGGACGAAGTGTATAACGTCATCCAAGAGATGACCAGCTTGTTCCGTGGTATTGCGTATTACGGCGCAGGATCACTGGTTCTGCAGCAGGATAAGCCAAGCGATTCCCAGTATCTGCTTGGTCCGAGCAACGTTGTAGACGGCATTTTCAATTATTCGGGCACATCACAAAAGGCGCGGCACACGACAGCAACAGTTGCTTACCAGGACTATGACACCCAAGGCGAAGTTGCCTACGAATACGTCGAAGACCAAGACGCCGTTAGAAATTACGGCGTTATCAATAAAGACATCAAGGCGCTGGGTTGCTACAGCCAAGGTCAGGCGCATCGTGCTGGTAAGTGGGCGCTGCTGTCCGAGCAAAACCTAACGGAAACCGTCACCTTCTCGGTCTCGATTGATAGCGGGATCATTCTGCGTCCCGGAATGGTGATCGACATTGCCGATCCGCTCCGTGGTGCTACGCGCCGCAGTGGGCGCATCAGCAGCGCAACAACCACCGTCATCACCGTTGATAGCGACACCAACCTGTCGGTCAACCTGTCAAACAGCCCAACGCTTTCGGTGATGATGCCGACCGGGCTGGTAGAAACCAAAACCATCAGCAGCATCAGCGGCACCGCGATTACGGTCAGCAGTGCATTTAGCGAAGCACCCAACGCCAACGCTGTCTGGCTGATTCAGACCACCGATATTCAGTCCCAACAATTCCGGGTGCTTAACGTTGCCGAATCTGGCGACGGCATATACGGCGTCACCGCACTGGCTTACAACGCTTCACTTTATGACTCGATCGAATCTGACCTGAAGCTGCAGCCAAGGGTTGTTTCCAATCTCTCCGACAAGCCTGATGCAGTCGATGATATTACAGGCAATGAATATCTCTACGTTGACGGCCAAAGTGTTCTAACGGCGTTTGATCTTACCTGGCAACACAACGGACTGCGTACCAGTGAGTATCGCGTACAGTATCGGATCGACAACGATAACATTCAGACGGTCGTAACTAGCAACAAATCAATAACGCTAAGAAGTTTGCGTGCTGGCACGTTAAAGCTGCAAATTCAAGCCTTTAGTTATCTCAATAAGTCCAGCGATACCACAGCAGTTGAGATTGAGCTGGCTGGTAAAACTGCCATTCCGTTTGACGTTAGCGGTTTAACGCTGGAGCCAATCAACGAAAATAGTGCTCGTTTGAAATGGGATCAGGCAACAGAGCTGGACGTAAGGGTTGGCGGTCGTGTTCATATTCGGCATAGCTCGCTAACCAACGGAACAGCTACATGGAGCAATGCAGTCGATCTGATTAGCGCAGTTTCTGGTGCAACAGATGAAGTCGTTGTCCCGCTTATTGAAGGTGAGATATTTGTGAAATTTGAGGATGACGGGGGACGCCTTAGCGCCAACGCCACCAGCGTCCTGGTTGACCTGCCGGAAACGATCGCCAAAATTTCTGTCCAGCAACGCCGTGAGGATGCAGATACACCACCGTTCCAGGGCACTAAAACTGATGTTTTCTACAGCTATGACCTTGATGCGTTGCTGCTTGATGTTGATGGACCAGACATTGACAGCATTGCTGATTTTGATGCGATCCCAGATTTTGACTTTAACGGCGATGTATTAACTAGCGGCGAGTATGAGTTTGCCAGCGTTCTTGACCTTGGCGCTGTCTTTGCTACTGATTTCAATCGTTATTTCGTCACTGAAGGTTTCTACCCGAATGACCTGATTGACTCGCGTATTGGCAACGTCGATTCTTGGACGGATTGGGATGGATCCACGATTGATCAGGTCAACGCAAAACTGTATTTGCGGGCTACGAATGATGATCCTGCTGGGACGCCAACCTACGGCGAATGGCAGGAATTTAAGAGTGGCACATACAAGGGTCGCGCCTTCCAATTCAAAGCGCTACTCGAAAGTTTTGACCCAGGGCAGAACATCCTGATCAATGAAATTGGCTACAACACCAGCTTCAAGGGACGGCAGGAGCAGAGCAACGGCTATGTGGCTAGCGGCACAAGCACCAAGCGCGTGGACTTCAACAACGCATTTTTCACTGGAGCAGCCAGCCTTGGCAATCTGAACCAGTTCCTTCCGAGCATCGGGATCACGGTGCAGAACCTTGCATCTGACGAAAGGGTCAACATCAGCAACATCTCAGGCACGGGCTTCGATGTGGACGTTTTGGACAGCGGAGACAGCAACGTGGATCGTAATTTCACATGGACTGCTGTTGGTTATGGCCGAGGGGTCTAAAGTGGGTTAAATGCTGTTCCAAAGCGGACTGACACATGGCAACCCATGATTATGTAATTGCCAACGGCTCTGGCGGCGCAGTTCGTAGTGACCTGAACAATGCGCTAGCGGCAATCGTCAGCAATAACAGCAGCGCAACTGAACCGACCACGACCTATGCCTACATGTGGTGGGCGGACACTACGTCTGGTCAGCTGAAGCTGAGGAATGGTGCTGACAGTGCTTGGGTTGTAATCCGCGAGCTTGACGGCACGATGCTGATGGAGAGCGGCACGGCTGGTGCGCCGGGTCTTGCTTTCGCGTCTGACCTTGATACTGGCATTTACAGCCCTGGTGCAAACCAACTAGCCATCTCGACTAGTGGCACTGGGTGGTTGTTTGTTGATGCGGGTGGGAGGGTTGGCATTGGCACTGCAAATCCTGGGCGTGGTCTTGTTGTTGATGGCATCTCCGACAACGTTGTTGCTGCCTTTCAAACAACAGCGGCAACATGTGGTATTGGCCTAAAAAGCGGAACTACGACGGCAGACAATACAGTCACACTTCGTGCAGTTGGAAATGACTTCGTTACTTATGCAGGAGGCACCGAACGCCTCCGCATCACATCAGACGGGAAGGTAGGTGTGGGGACTAGTAGCCCTGGTGAGCAGTTAGAACTTGGATCTGGAAATATTAAACTCGCCCCAATAGGAAGAATTTTTTCAACTGATGGCACCCGTGGTTCCGTTCAAATATCCGCGCCAAACGATAGCACATCGCGTCGTGTAACTTATGGAAACAACTACTATCTAGACTCAGATCTAGCGTATAAGCAAGAGTCGGCAAATATCGGCGGCAGTTTGATCGAAATGACTGCAACAAATAATACTTATGGCAGCTTTAAGTTTATTCAAAAACAAGATCCTGACCTTGGTGGCGCGACAAGAGATGCCTTGGTTATTGATAGCAGTGGCAACGTAGGGATTGGCACTACGAGTCCACTAAAGGAGTTGCAAGTTGGTGATTTTTCGGGAACAAATGAAATACTAATCGGAGCAGGTACTGCTGGTAATAGTAATGTTGTTTTTGGTGACGGTTCTACAGGGAATGCCTCTTATCGCGGAAGTATTCAATATGCACACTCAGATGATTCGCTGAGCTTCTCTACAGCAGCCGCCGAACGCGCCCGCATCGACAGCTCCGGCAGGCTGCTGGTGGGGACGAATATAAGTACAGACACACAAAATTATCTCGGCAATAGTTATGGCGGTCCGTCAATACAGCAGCACGGAACAGCGCAGAGAGAGGCAGCACTTGCTGTTTACAACTGGGGAAACAGCGTTGCGTCACCTGCAGCGTTAGTTCTCAACAAGAGTCTTGGAAATGCTGTCGGGACACGGGGAGCACTTACAAATACAAATCAAGACATCGGTGTCATCACATTTACAGGAGACGACGGAACTACCTTCCTTCCAGCGGCGACGATTCTTGCCGAAACAGACGGCACACCTGGTACCGACCAAATGCCAGGGCGAATTGTCTTCATGACAAATAGTGGAGACTCTGAAGCTAATCCGGTAGAGCGGATGAGGATAACTAGCGATGCAGAAGTTCTTATTGGTACAACTGATCCAATTCAACCAACAACTAGCACACAAAACGGCGTTGAGATAAATGCAGACGCCAAGCGAATTAAAGGAAGCCGCGATGGTGGCGCGCCTTTAACGCTGCAACGAACCAGCAGCGATGGAGAT